CGGTCGCGAGACAGGTATTTGATATTCTCGCTGACATAACCCATGTTAGCGAACTCTTTATCGCAGGTTACTTTTAAGCCCGGAAACGCTGCTAAGCTCTTCCCATAGGACCTGTAAAAATTAAAGTCACCGAAAAATACCATATCAATCCAATCGCCTATTAAAAAGGCAGCATTGACTCCAATCACATGCTTATCATGAATCGCAGCCATATAAGGTGTATACGTACTTATAGGGAGACCCCCTTCCCGAACGCCATTTACAACATCTTGTGGGATGCCAAATTGTTCCGCCAGGGAAGGCCCGCCTCCAAGTATCCAAACTTCACCACCCGACCACATGTGCGGTATTTTCCAAGTCACGTTTTTACTCATGGGACTTGGCCTGTTTTAGGGATTGGATTAATTGGTCAGTATCCTCCTCCCGCATAGCCTTTTCATTTACAACTTTCCCATTGCTATCGGCTACGTCCCACCAACCATTTGAACGTTCACGCTTCGTGTAATCATGTACCGCTACGTCCTTTTTTTCGGATATTGGCTCGGGTTGCTTATCATCAGCTAACACGACACTATCTCTAAATGCCTGTGGCACTTCCTCCTCGGTCGCAAAAAAGACTTCATTAGGTTTAACTAGTTTGCTCCTTTTGCCGCGGCGAATACTGAAGCTTCCGCCACCCCTTTTAATCCACTTTTTCATTGCTTTTGTACGTTTCATAAACATCTGATTTTAAATAAAATACATGATTAGCATTTTACCTGTTCAACATTCTATTAAAGTTATGCAAGATGAACGATTCCACTTAGACCGTCCTGGTCACTCCTAATTTGAGGAACCTGGATCGTCATCACTTTAAAACGACTCACGAGGTTGCCCTCGACTTGCCACTCCACATTCTGCACACCCATACCTCTTACTAATCGAACTACATCTGAAGTCATTTGAACCAGCACAACGTTATCCGAAGGAAGTGTATCCACGGCCTGTATCTTGCCAATTCCATCAATGGCTTCTATCCGCTGACGTATAGTTTGAGTCGATTTTCCAGAAGTGTCATAGTCCTCGTCCAAGATCGTTTCATATCCCGTCGGGATGTACAAGTTCCAGGGGCCATAATAATGGGCCTCAATGGATGATTGCTTCATTGAAATCACATCGGCCAGAATGTCGCTTGGTAGCTTACCAGAAGCGCCCCAATTTGTACCTAATGTCACTTGGTTTCGGTCCGGGTGATTGATATAACTGTTAATTACACCCCCACCGAAGCTGTAGCTGGTGTCGGTAAATAGCATTGATTCAAGCTTTTCTCGAACCTTTCGAGAAGCCCTTTCGGCGGCTGTGGTGTCAATGGGGTTACCCATATTGCGTGACGCCGCGAGCGCTCTCTGATTAATCTCATAATCCACATGAATTATTGGTAAAGGCAGATAATTTGCGTTAAATGAAGGGCGGTCGTTCTGCGAGCGTGTCCGTCCATCCATCGTTACATCTGCGTTCATGGAATCCGAAACGTCATGCCACTCGAGCACTGTCGAACCCATGCCATTACCGATGTTATACGTCAATCCACTGTTAATTAAGTCCTGAACACCGCCTAAGCGTTTTTCAGCGATGCTCAATACAGCCTCGTCCAAGTATTTCCACTCGTCACGACGTAACGTTGCATTGTTAACGGGTTGCGAACTATAGCTAGATGGAGACTTCGGGTCTCCGCCTACATAAACGGTCTTATATGCCCCAAATTGACCCGTATTAGGATCTTGATGTATGAACGGCTTCATATTTCCAGCGTCCATTCGGCCATTCTGACCTATCAAGCCTGCCACGGCCCCCTGGTATTGCCCGTTTGCTGTCATTAAATCTACATTTGCGTTTGCCATTTCTTCTCCTTTCTTATATGATTCTTAATTTGATTCGTCTATCACCTAAACTCACTCCTCCGCCGGATAAATCCAAACCCTCCAGAGCCTGCCCAACGATTTGGTCGGAATAAATGGTGGCTAGACTTGCATCCGGAGTGTGCTTTTGAAGCGTTCCATCTCCTGCGGATTCAAGAAAATCTCCCGTAGAGACACTCTCGCCATCTTTCAGCACAGCTTGCACTTGGTCGCCTCGGGTTGGAATCCAGACGAATACCTGGTCATCTAAGCCGTATGCGTCATCGATTCCATTGCCTTGCAACTCATTTTCAGTCGCAAACATAGGAATGAGACTCCCCCCGGCAGATGAGTGCTTCTGCACATTGCCGACACTGTTGGGCTCCAAAAGATGCCCTGGATAGAGGGCTGCGGCTGCAACCATTTCCTCAAAGACATTTAAATAGTCCTTTAAAATTATTGAATTATAAGCCATTTTTTTTCCTCCTTAATTTTTGTTATTATTATTATCCTCATTTAATTCGAAGGGAAGCATTTTAGGAAGCTCGGTTCCGCTGCCTTCATTAGTAGAAGGGCTTCCCATCCCCATAAATGCCGCTTCGGAATCATTCTGCTGTTTGGGCTCACCTTTTTTAACGGACTTATAAACCTTTTCCAACGCGTTTGTTTGCATTTCCTGCAGATCTTCCTTCGTCCAAATTTCGCCTGAGTTTTTCAGCACAAAATTGACAAGACCTTCACGGTGCCGCTGATGCAACGCCAATCCTGACTTCATTTGGTCTTGGATCTCCTGTGGCAGGATTGAAAGGAAATCCTCCGGCTTTTCGAAACTTGCTTTCAGCGTTTCAATCGCCTTCTGGGTATCCATTTTCTCAGCCCCATTGTTTTGATGCGTGGCGACCGGCTTATCTGCTTTTTTGCTTTCGCCACTGCCCCCTTTGCTGGTTTCAATAGGAAGCATCTTATTAATGCTTTCCTCTTCTTGCTTAATCAGCCAGTCCCGGTCGTCTTCTGTGAACTTGGTTCCAGAGTGTGCGATGAGCTGATCTACTTTCTCTTTACTGCAATCACTTTTTTTATTTGCCATGTTTACTCCTTCTTTGTTATTTATTTGATTCGCAGGCTCGAATGTTATCTTTTTATTCGCCAACGTGGGCTCGCCTGTAATTTCAGCCCCGCTGCCTTTCTCGTTATTTCTAATTCCACACCCATCATCCCAGCTACATGCCCCCCACCCTTGGGGGAGCAAAGCAAGATGGTCTGGTCGATGGTTTCTGGCAATGGCTTGATATGTATGACCTTCGTAGATTCCTTCCACCTGTTCTTGATCGGTGAACACACCCACCGAAACTTCCACCGGACGTTGGGCGCGTATGTGCCCGAGCGCGTCGGAATCATTATGGGCAAGAAGCTCTTCATCCAACCACGCTTCGGCTTTTAATTTGTTACCTTCCATATGACTGTTAAAGATCCGCCCTATCGTTTCACGCTCCATCGTGTCAGGTGTGTCATTAACACTAACAGCCATTCCATCTCGTTGCGGATGGTTTATTGTTACCGGTATCCCGTTCCAACTAAGTGGCCAACGACCCAACTCGTTTGCTGGGTGTAATAACGCTCCGGCACTTCCTGCATGAACACCCTCTACCATCATAACAACAGGCACTACTAAGTGCTTCCTACCATTGTGCAAGGCTAACCGGATGGTATACCCCTGATTGTTGATTTGTACTTTCTTTAATTCTATAGCGCTGTTATTCACAACACTATTAGCCTGGCGAATGGCAGAAGATTCACTATAGGAGCCGCCCTGCTGTTGGTGCTCCCTGAGCGCGGTATTCGCAACCGCGACCCATTGACGCTTTTGCGCCTGCGTTAATCCGCTTTTAAATTGTTCCACATCTTTTGTTGTCCAAGGCATAAATTATCCCCCTTATATTATATCATTATTTGGAATCGCACCCCCGCGCGTGTGTGCGCTCGAGGCTTTAATAGGTATAGCCACGCACCGACACTGTGGATGTTTCGGTATTTCGTTCTCAATTTGGTTTAACGTATACGGCCCACCCAGCGCCATTGTTTCACACCGTGCGCAAACCCGTTGGTCCCCCGCCGTGATCCACTCAGCTTTCACCTTAATACCTTCCACACCCCAATTTCGGTATTCCTGGATAGTGGCTTTATGATGCGCCCGGATAATCTCTGTGCGAGCCATTATCTGCGCCCGACGCTCAGCGGGTATGTAACGACCAAGGGTGTCCGTTATTCCTAAGTCGGCACCCCCGCCCTTAATTGTTTTGTTGAGCATTTCTGCGAGCTTGCGTGGGTTATCGCCGTCAGATATACCCTGCGTTAACACCCGGCTTATTTGTTGATCCATAGCATCCGTAATCCCTTTCAGTTCATTAAAAGTGCGGGTGTACAACACTCCAAGTCTGTCGGCGTGGAAAGGGCCCCCCATTGAGGCGTTAATACCTCCGGTTTTTTCCAGGCTTGGGATATTAAATCTGGCATTCCTCATTTCCTTTCGCCCCCTTATAACCCCTCGCTGGTAGCTGTCTTTTATGTAGGTGTTTGCCCAGGCGTTATCAATGGACTGGCCAACCTGTTGCATTTGCCGCACCTCCAACACACCTTCATCCACCCGGCTCTTAAGCCAATCCATGAATGCATTAATCTTATCGCTGCTACGCGGGAAATCAAATTGCCCCGGCCCAGGCTGTTGATGCTTAGTGACGTTCCTAACCAAAGCCTGGTTCTCGGGAGACGTCAAGCCGAACACATCGCGGTTAACAATGGCATCCCGCACATCCCCCCGTAAAGCACGGAAGCGCTTCCGCATCTCCTTAGCGAAACTGTTTCGAAGTGCCGTTGTATGGGTCGGGTCGTAATTCCTTTGCCCCATAACAGTTAACCCTCTATAATTCACTGCTTTATAGTATGTTTTAACAGCTATTGTCATTCTTCCCCCTCCTGGTTAAAGGCTTCTTCCTCTGCTATTGCTTCGGCCTGTTCCTCGACGATTTTGTCCACTACATCTTGCGAAAGTCCCAAGAAGTGTTTGGCAAACTTTTCAAATGTAAGGTATTGAGACGCCGTGGACTGGGAGTAAGCTTTTAATGCATCTGCTCGAATGCCTCCAACTTCGGCCTGCTCTTTTTCGCTCGGCGCAAATAAATCTTTCCAATCGACAACGTAATCGCCACCATTTGGTTTTGGCATTACTTTATACATAATTAACTTGTCCACAAACTTACGGATAATGGCTGGCTCAGCGAACTCCTCGCGCCTGTCCTGTATCATTTCCAACCACGCCGTCCGATCTTGTGTGGATGCCATTTCCCCGCGCTCACTGCCAGACAGTATCCGCTTCGGTATTCCCGTTTCCGAACTGACCACTTGTAATTGGATATCAAAGTGATTTGAAGGGTCGGCAACCTGCTGCTGCAACGACTCAATGTTGACGCCCTTTGCTACAAAGAACCTCCGCAAGTCATGGTCGTATTCATCCAACTGCTCTTCCAACTTTTGACGCTCCTCCGGACCAAGGGAATAGTCCTGATCAACTTTCGATTGCATTCCAGGACGCGCGCCCCGCCAGAACATCTCCGCCGAACCTCCAACCAATTTTTCCAAGTCCATTAATCGGTTGTAGATACGTTTAAGCGTTGGAACCCCTTCGACTTCATTTTCCAACAGCTCGCGCGTAATATGCAGCACCCGACTGTGGTGTACATATAACACACTACTTGCCCGCGTTGCCGGATTCGTTATTGTTATCTGATAGATCTCCGGAAGGCCAAAACGTTCGGACGACGGATTATTATCAAATAAATGGATTACTGCATTTTCTTGCCCGAACGGTTTTACGTATAAAAGATTTAAGTTGTTGGAAGGTATTACTGGCTGCCTAAAGTCTTCGACCTGATTTACATCGCTTAACCCCAGCATTAAGACTGAATACGTTCCGATTCCACTCAGCTTGTCCGCCCGCAGGAATTTGGATTTTAATTGAAGCCTGTTTTCCAATTCTTGATAACCATTTTCGAACGGGCTCTTTTCCATCTCCGTTTTTTCGGTTACTGATACTGGCCCACGCCACGTGGCTTTAGCTGGACGATTAATGACAGCCCCGGCAATACCTTCCCGCAAGTATTTGGCTACGTAATCCTGATATTTGATTTCATCACTTTTCGGATAGCCAAGAGCGCTATACAAATCACGCCTCCCATTATATGACATTCCCATAGCAGATTGCAATTGCGCTCTGCCGATCAATGCACTTAATGTTTGAACGGTATCTTTATTATCATTTGCTACCATTTAACCCCCTTTGTTATACCTTCTTTAAAGGTGTGTCGGCTCTATCCTTGCGTTTGTCTTTATTATCTTTAGCATTTTGAGCTCTAACAACGGCTTTCTTCCGGCCTTTACTGCTGCCGAAGTTTATCCAGATATCTTTAAACGATTGGCGCAAATCCGCCCATTCGATTTCCGAGATGTCATTATCTTCCGTTACTTGCAACACGAGTGAAAGAAAATCCCTAAAATCTTTTACAACTCCGCGAACCCTTGTGTAAAGGCCACCAAAAATAATGACCAAAACAGTTAACGCGGCACTGATAATCTCATAAGTCTCCATAATTACTCCTTTTTTTAAATTAATCAATAAACTTCAACTTGCTTTCCGCTAAACAACTTAGCGTATGCGCCCGAAGAAGCATCCACTTGGTCTTTAAAAGTACTAAACGGGAAGAACCTCAACTCCTCTACGAAATCGTGGTTCCAATCGGCTCGTAATAATAAGACATTACCACTATTCACTTGCACACTAAATGGATCGGCTCTATATACCTTGTCCCCTTTGGCTGGATCAGGCCTCGCCACAAACCCGGCTAAGTTTCTTGTCGTCGCCTCTGCTGATTCTTTTCCACCGCTGCCAGGTTCCTGCTCATAATAGACATCAACCCCTTGCCCGTCGGCTTCGGCTGTACTTCGAATCATTTGTTCACGCTCATGGGTAGCCCATTGGCCTCGCTTTACATCAATTACCATTGCCTTACCATTATTTAAACGGGCCATTTTTACGCCTGCAGTGTATGCCCCACTGTTCGAACTTGCAGCCTTGTCCCAATATCTCACGGTTTTCACCAATTGGGGCCTTCCAAAGGTGCGGTCAGCGTACTGGAATTTATCAACCTGAAACATTCCGCCTCCCGGCGGAACAGGTTTCTGCCCGATTTGACCCGAATACCCGTATTGGCCTAATTGCGTATACAGTTTGCGCAGTACTTTTCGATTCAATCTTACCGGGTCTAATAACCCTTTTTGGTAATATTCTTTCAACTCTATCGGTCGGACTTCATCCCCGTAATTATCCAATTCACCGGGTAAACTAATTAACTTAACATTCTCAGCATCAATCGTTTCAAGTAAGTGCCCAGTACAATCGCTTTGATGAAGCCGCTGCATTATAAGCACAGTTGGTGTGATGTTTTTGTCAATCTTACGCGTGGATAGGGTTTCGCTCAACCATCTGTTCGCTTTTGCCAATTCAACTCCACTAGATGAACGGCGGGGGTCAAGTGGGTCATCCACTATCAAAATGTGACCCTGAAATCCGGTAGTAGATCCTCCAGTCGATGTGCTTAATCGACTTCCCCCTTTCAACTCTCGGGGCTGGAGACCTTTTCGATGCCACTCCTTTTTTAGGAGTTTAAAGTTACTCTTCGTATCCCTATCCTGTTTTACTCCAATCTCCGGATACATTGCTTTAAAGGACTCACTTTTCAACAAATCTCGGCTGTCCTCCGCCAATTCCAGACTCAACGCACTGCTATAGCTGCTAGTAATAAACCGCATCCAATACCATTGAGTCCAAGCCCACACGGGAAACATTCTTGAAACGATAGTGGATTTAGTTGTACCCGGCGGAATGTTTATTATCAAATAATCATATCCTGGGTTTTCGCCTCGTGCAACTTTTTCCGCCATATCCTGAAGCACATCGCACAAAAATGCCAAATGCCAATTCAATTGCAGCGTATCGCTATTCATTTCTGCCCAAAAGTGCCTAAAGAACTCAAAAAACGACCGACTGAACATTTCCCTTCTAATAAGATTAGGGTGTTGAATCGCTTGCAACATCCTTTTAGGAATCTCGGTTCGTTTGGATTCTGTTTTAGTCGGCATTGTTTTGTGTTTTTTCAGCTATTTGAATTAAAACCTTTAACTCCTCGTCATCCAAGCCTGATAGATCAACTGTATTACGAGTCTCAATTGGACCACCCTTTTTCCCGGTCAGCTCTAGGTATTGAGCATTTGTCCAGGGTTGATCCTGATGGCGGGTGCGATTATTTAGCCAATAGATTGCGGCGGTGGTGTCAGGTGGGTAATGCTTGATATAGGGCACTTTAGTAACTTGCTCTTTATATGTGGTGATATAAGTATCCTCATGGCTATACCCTACCGCTCTTTCATATAACGAACGG